GTAAGGGGGTTGAGATGGATGTAGGACTTACACGTAAAGGACATCACAAATTCGAGGAAATCGAAGGCGGGCCGCTCCCTACAAGTTGGGACGATGTACGCGGGTTTAAGTCTGACAGGTTCGATGGTGAAGCGGCTTTCCAGAAAGGAATACGGGATACAGGTTGGTTTAAGGAGTTTGTCAGCGAGTATGGAGAAGAACCTGATCTCGATACCAAGGATTATGATTACCGCAAAGCATGGGCGGCGGGAATTAGACCGGAACGCGACCCCTATGATAACAACCGCTATCATTGGAGGTCGTCGTTGGAATCCGGCGAGATGCTGAAGTCAAAAGATCACCCTACCGCATGGAAAGAGCACTACATGCGAGAGTTTGGGGTAAATCCAGACACGAACGGTGTGACCGAGGCGCAGTGGAATCAATACGCTGCGCGGCTCCATCATTCCACCGTACAAAAGACACCCTCCCTCTACGACCGAGCTGCTGACTTTGCCAAGGATGTTCTCCGTAAGCTCGGAGTGACTTCCGGGCTGTAGTGTATACTCGTAAGCGTCTCCTCCCTCGTGGCGCAACGCCACCTTAGCCCGGATCGAGCTCTGCTCTCCGGGCTTTTTTTGCCCATTGTGCTTACAAGTAAGCACGTGATACACTTCGCAGAATCTCTAGGAGGACGCTCCGATATGTCTCTGATGACCCTAGTGCCTGTCGCAAGCGCAAGCTCCCTCGAAGCTGAGGAGAAGGCCCGCAAGGACGCTGCCGACGCGCGGCAGAACACACAGATCATCCAATCCGTAGCCGCCCATGCGAAAAAGCGCTGGGAGCTGGTGCGGGACACCCGCAAGGAAGTGGAAGAGCGGCTAGCCAAGTGCTTACGGCAACGCAACGGCGAGTACGACCCGGAGAAGCTGGCCGAGATTCGCAAGCAGGGCGGGTCGGAGATTTTCATGAACCTGACCTCCACGAAGTGTCGTGGCGCGTCAAGCTGGCTGCGCGATACCCTGATGGGTACAGGGGCTGACAAGCCGTGGTCCGTGGACCACTCACCGATTCCCGACCTCCCGCCCGACGTGGTGCAGCAGATACACCAGCAGCTGACCCTGCAGATCATGCAGTTCATGCAGATGTCCGGTGGCGTTGAGCCGCCGATGGAGCAGGTGCAGGCACTGGCGCAGCAGATGAAGGACCAAGCGCTCTCGCAGGCGAGAGCCGAGGCGAAGAAGCGGATCGAGCGCATGGAGCTCAAGATGGAGGACCAGCTCGTGGAGGGCGGGTTTACTGACTCGCTGGGGCAATTCCTCGACGACATCGTGACGTTCCCGACCGCGATCCTGAAGGGTCCGGTAGTCCGCAAGCGCAAGACGATGAAATGGAACGGTACCGTGCTGGAGCCGACCGAAGAGCTGCGCCTCGAATGGGAGCGCGTCGACCCGTTCAAGTTCTACCCCGCGCCGTGGGTGTCGAGCACCAATGACGGGTTCGTGATCGAGCGGCATCGGCTGACCCGTGCGGACCTTGAGACGCTGATGGGGGTCGAGGGGTACAGCGAGGACGATATTCGCGCCGTGTTGCAGGATTTCGATGCCGGGTTATTGAAGGAGTGGCTGTCGGTTGACCAGATGCAGCTCGATGCCGAGGGCAAGAACTCCAGCGCCAAGGACGACGCCGAGCTGGTGGATGCGATCCAGTTGTGGGACGAAGTGCCCGGACAGTGGTTGCTCGATTGGGGCATGTCTGCCGACGGGGTGCTGGACAAAGAGAAGACCTACCCGTGTGAAGTGTGGATGATCGGGAGCCGGGTGATCAAGGCGGTGCTGAACTACGATCCGCTTGGCCGCAAGCCATACTACGCCACGTCGTACGAGCGGATTCCCGGGGCGTTCTGGGGTAACGGCGTTGCCGACCTGATCCGCGATTGCCAGCAGATGTGTAACGCCGCTGCGCGGGCGCTGTCGAATAACATGGGCATATCCAGTGGACCGCAAGTGGGGGTGAATGTGTCACGCTTGCCGCCCGGTGAGGCCATAACCCAGATGTACCCGTGGAAGGTGTGGCAGTTCCAGAACTCCGACTATCAGGACGCGAGCAGGCCCATCGAGTTCTTCCAGCCACCGTCGAACGCAGCGGAGCTGCTCGGTGTGTTCGAGAAATTTATGAACTTGGCTGACGAGTACTCCGGTATCCCCCGCTACCTTGCAGGTGAGCACACCCCGGCAAGCCGCACAGCGTCGGGCCTGTCGATGCTGATGAACAACGCGGGCAAGGGGTTGAAGCAGGTGGTGAGCAACATCGACAAGGACGTGTTGACGAAGCTCATGGAGCGCCTGTACCAGTACAACCTGCGCTACAGCGAAGACCCGGATTTGATCGGCGACGTGCATATCGTCGCCAAGGGGGCCATGTCGCTGGTGGCGAAGGAAACGGCAGCTGTCCGTCGTAATGAGTTCCTGCAACTCACGCTTCAGAGCCCGGTGGTACAGCAGATCATCGGCATTCCCGGTACGGCTGAGCTGCTGCGCGATGCGGCCAAGAGCCTCGATCTTTCTGTGGATAGCATCGTCCCGTCGCGCGAGGAGGTTATGCAGATGGTGGCACAGCAGGCCGCGCAGCAGCAGATGATGCTCGAAGCACAGATCGCAGCCGGTCAGATGGCCGCGCAACAACAGGGCGCTCCCGCACCCATGCGCCAACCGGCGACACCCAAGACGATGCTCCCTGATGGAATGACACCCGCAGGCGGGCGTGAAGGCAGTTTGATGGTGAACCGCGTGTCAGGTCGCAACGGGTAAGGCGGGTTTGGTGAATACCCGGTTCACCTATTGCCTGAAAATCGTCCTCAAGAACGAGGGCGGCAAAGTCGACCACAAGTCCGACCGTGGTGGGCGGACCGCTTACGGCATCACGCAGCGCACGTATGACGGTTTTTGCAGACGCATCGGGCGACCACTGGCAGATGTGTGGGATATTCAAGACAGCGAGATCGAGGCGATTTATTCTACGTATTGGAAGGACGCGCACTGCGACTACATACCCGAGCCGCTTGACATGCAGGTGTTCGATGCCGCCGTGAACCACGGCCCCGCGCGAGCTAAGAAGATGCTGCAACATATCCTCGGCGTGAATGAGGATGGGGTGATTGGCAAGCAGACAATGGCTGCACTGCGCGAAGAAGAGGTGTGCCTAGGCGTATCGCATCTTGTCAAACTGTACCTTGATGAGCGAGCGAGCTTTTTTGATCGGATCATCGAGCGCGACCCATCGCAGGCAGTATTCGCTAAGGGCTGGCTGCGGCGCGTGGAGCACATGCGGGGGCTAGCGTGACGTGGCTCCGCGAAGCGATCAACTCACCGGCAACCGGCAAAGCGTCGAGCAGCCGGGTTTCAGCATTGGTCGCTGGTTTGAGTCTGTCCTTCAGCACCGTGTTTCTGGGCGTCGCCAGTTTCTTCAAGCCCGAGCTGGTCTCGGCGGTTATGGCCCTCGGCCCCTCGCTGGCGGCGCTGGCTGGCGCGAACTACGTCTCGAATCGCATGACGCAGGAGCCGAAGCATGATTGACGACGTTGCACTCTACCGCGCCAGCATCTTCGACAAGCGCTGTCTGGCCTACCACTGCCCGGACGGCTACCGCAGCGTCTGCCGCTGGCACATTCAGCCCGTCGAACGACCGGCATTCCAGCCGGCGGCGGTCGGCGACGCCTGCCCGGTATTCGAGGAACGCCAGTGGGGCGAAGGCCCGGAGGTGGCGGCATGATCCCGATGCAAACCAAGGCCATCATCGGCGTGACGGTGATCGCCATGACGGCGGGCATCTCTTACGTGAAAGGACGCGAACATGGACTTGCCAAATACCACGATTACAAGGCCACCGTGGAAACGGCGAACGCAGTCCTTGCGGAGCAAAACGCCGAGCGACTTCGATCTGCGGAAGCAAACACTGCGCACGTTGCGGAGCTTTATTCTTCTCACGGCGCTGGTATCGCTCGTGATTATCTTAGCCGGCTGCGCAAAGCCCAGCGTGATTGTGCAGGAGTGCCCGCCACTGCCGGCCCCACCGCCGAGCCTGATGCAGCCGCCGAAGAACCTGCCGCTGGTGCCGCTTCATATGCGGCCATCTGCGATCAAACTGAACGCGACGCCGCCAGCGACGCTCTCCAAATGCTTTGGCTGCAAGATTGGGTGACGAGGGTATGCAAATGAGCGATCAATGCGATCAATGCGATCAATGCGAGCAAAACCACGCCGCCTTGAAAGAGTTTGTTGAACGTCGCATCAATGCTTGCAGGGGTGACATCGCCACCGAACTGCGCCGCATGAACGAAATGCTGGGAGATTTCACGCAGGCGTTCCCTCCGGATAGCAATGGCGCTCCTGATTTCAGCGGGCACCGCTCATATCACGACAAGCTGATCGCCGCAGCAAAAGCTCAGGAGACCTTCTGGAACGAACTTCGCCTCGACCTAGCCAAGAAGGGGTTGTGGTCAATACTGACCGTATTGGTTGGCCTGCTGCTACTCGGCGCGATGACCAAACTCGGCATTAAACCGTAACCGAACGCGACGCGTGAATGGCCCGCATCGTCTCCGCCGTCACCGACACGCTGGTCAAAGCATCGGCGGCGTTTCGCGTGGTCAAACCGCGCTGCGGGGGCCAAACTTCATTCGGCGTCCGCACACCATCCAGAATCCGACCGAAGAAATGATGATGGCTTTGTAGTAGTTTTGTTGACAATACGTAGTTAATCTGATTACATGTAAGCATATGAATTTCAACCAAGCTGATTCACAGGTGTGGCAAGCGCTCAACCGGCTTCGGGCCCCCGAGATGCAAGCCCTCCTGAAGTTCTTTCAAAATCAGGCCGAACACGCAAAGACCTCGCTGATCTACGTGGAGGGTGTGCAGCTACACCGACTTCAAGGACGCGCGGGGTATTTGGAAGATTTACTGGAGGCTGTCGAACAGGCAGCTTCCGTTTTAGAGAAGGTGCGGTAAGCGCTTTCATTTTTAACCTGAGCCGACCATTACGCCACATGCAGACCGTCAAGGCGGTGCTGACGCGGAGTTTGGAGCTTTAAGGAGATCACCATGGCAATGCCCAAGCAAGTTGAGCAGCAACTGAAAGAAGTCGAAGAACTGGAACGCGCCCTGACCGCACAGCCGGAGGCCGCCAGCGATGAACCGCAACAGTCCGACCCCGTTGCAGAAGCTCAACCCGCACAGGAGCAGCCGACCGAGCCGGTCGCGGAGCCTGTCGTCGAAGCGAAACCCGTTGAGGATTGGGAGCAGAAATACCGTTCCCTGCAAGGTCACTTCAACGCTGAAGTCCCCCGATTGCACCAGCAGAACAAGGAGCTTGCATCTCAGCTCCAAGCGATGCAGCAGCAGATTGCGGATATTCAGAAGCCGAAACAGCAGCCCACCGATGATCGACTTGTAACAGACGAAGACGTTTCGCAGTACGGTGCCGACTTGATTGATTTGCAACGCCGGGTCACCCGCGAGGTGGTCCGCGAGTTCGTGAATCCGCTCAAGGAGGAACTTGCGCAACGCGACGCGAAGATCAACCAGCTTGAGACCATGCTTGGTAAGACAGGTGGCGATGTAGCCACCCTGAGCTTCGAGCAGCGTCTTGAAAGGGCGATCCCCGATTTCCCCCAGATCAATGCAGACCCCAAGTGGATCGCGTGGCTGGACGCCGTTGATGACTATACCGGAGAGCCCCGCAGGGCTTACGCCGAGTACATCTACAACCAAGGAAACGTGGATAAGCTCAAGCAGATCGTGGGCTTCTATAAGAAGGCTACCGGTCAGCAGGCACAGGATCAGCAGCGTCAGCAGCGCAAAACCGAGCTGGAGCGTCAAACCCAGCCGACTCGAACCGCCTCGGCAAGCAGTGTTCCCGCAGGGGAGCGTATCTACACGGAAGCGGAATTTAACCGCCTGTGGAACAAGGTACGTGAGCTGTACGCCAAGGGGCAGAACGATGAGGCTAATCAACTCGATATTGAGCTGACGCAAGCCACTATGCAGGGTCGCGTGCGAGCGTAACCTGCTTACAGGTAAGCACAGCTAGCCAACTTTAGGAGAATCCTCATGGCTACCATTACCCCCGGTGCTGTATACCCCGTTGCATCCCCTTTTAACACCAACCCCGCGTATGGCGGTTCCTTCATCCCGGCCCTGTGGTCGAAGAAGCTATCGGCAAAGTTCTACGTCGACAACCAGCTGGCGGAGATCGTCAACACTACGTGGGAAGGGGAGCTGAAGAGTCAAGGTGATACGGTTCGCATCCGCACCGCCCCGACGCTGACCATCTCCGACTACACGGTCGGTACGGGTATTGCTGCGTACGAAGTGCCGACCCCGATCTACCAAGACTTCGTGGTCGACAAGGGCAAGATGTTCCACTTCCAAGTGAACGACGTTCTGGAAGCTCAGGCGGACCTCGACCTCATGAACATGTTCATGGAAGATGCGGCCAAGCAGCTGAAGATCGCCATCGCTGACGAGGTGTACTTCAACACCTTCCTTGGTACCGCCAAGGGCGCGACCGGTACCCCGGCTACTTTCGGTGCGGCTACCGGCAACTTCGGTGCAACCGCCGGTATCAAGTCGGGCTCGCTGTCGCTGGGCACTGATGCTGCCCCGATTGCTGTCTCCGGCGCGAACGAAGCTGCCAACCTGCTCAAGCTCATCCTTCAGATGGGCGCTGCGCTGGACGAGCAGAACGTTCCGGAGTCGGGCCGCTGGCTGCTGCTGTCGCCGTATGATCGCCAAATCCTGATGCAGTCGAACCTCGCTCAGGCTTACTTCACTGGCGATCAGTCGAGCATCATCCGCACCGGCAAGATCGGCATGATCGACCGCTTCACGGTCTACGTCAGCAACATGCTCCCGCGTGGCGCTGCC